CATCCCCCGAAGGGTCGGGTTGGCGATGATCTCGCCCTCGTCGTGGAGACGCTGGACGGTGCGCATCCCCTGGAGCCATCCGAGATCCCGGCCGATCACGTCCAGGACTGCGGCGGCATTGGCGACCGCTCCCGCGTCTCCGCGGTTGCTGGCCTCCTGGCGCTCCTCGTAGAACCTCGTGAAGAGGTACTGGAGCACGGCGTTCTGGGCGTCAATCCAGCGTAGGAGCTCGCTGGCCTGCGGCTCCTCGACCGTGGTCTCGGCTGGGCGCAGTTGGATGACGTTGCTGTCCATGAGGACTCCCTTGGTTGTCTGATGGGCTCATCAGCACCGGACCAACCGGTGGACGCCTCACGGCGTTTCGCCCTGCTTAGCGTGCGCGCCCGGCCCGGAGCTCGATGCTCTGGATCGTGGTGATCTGCCAGCGGCCGGTCACCTCGGACTCGCATCCGTACATGCCCTTGCCGTCCTCGAACGTCAACAGCCAGCCGGAACGTCCGACCAGCGTGTTGAGCTTCTTGAGGTCGGCGACCTCGCGACGGCCGTAGAGCACATCGGTGAGCAGCGTGTTGGCGTTGCCACTCACGCCCAACGTGACCTGGTCGCCCTCGAACTGGGCGGCGGTCTCGTTGCTGGTGTAATCCAGGGTGAAGAGGGTCTGGGAGGACCCGCCTTGGATATGCACCACGTAGACGCTGTTGCTCGTCTTGACGACCAGGTGCGCCTCGGGCCACATGCCCGAACCGGTCCACTGGTCCTTCGCCTCGAACCGACGCCTGTTGTCCTTGAAGGGACGCGGGGTGAAGGTGAGGTTGGCGAGCATGCCATTGGCGTACATGGCGGGCAGTTCGTTGGTGGTCATTGTGACTCCCTCACATAGAACGAGCCCCCAGCAGGATTGCTGGGGGCTTAGCAGCCCGCCCAGGAGTCGAACCTGGCACCTGCGCCGATGCGGGCTGGCCTTGGCTACTGAGCAGCCTTGGCGTGGGAGACGTACATCGCGTACGCCGTGACCTGGTCGGACACCGAGCAGCCGCACGTCCAGCCGCAGGTGCACCCAACTAGGAAGGTTTGGCCGTCCATCAGCATCTCGCTGAGGTGGCCGGACGTGCGGTTAATCGTTGCTGTGGACATCATGACTCCCTCATGACAAAAGCCCCCTGGGGAGGTCCCAGGGGGCTGCATCAGGTGACAGCTATCGCCCGATGCCTTAAGTATGCCACACCTTCACACTTAGTGTCAAGGGTTAGAGGCCGATCCCGCCAAGCATTTCCTTGATGGCATTGAGGTCCCGTTGGACCTTCACCAGATGCGCGCTGGCATCGTCGCGCTCTGCTGTTCGGGAGTCCACGAGCAGTTGCATCGCTGCCATCTGCTCCTGGGCCTCCTTCAACTCCACTGAGAAGGGCTGGCCCACGATCGCGCGGATGCGCTGGACCATCTCAGTGTCGGTGTAGGCGAGCACATCACGCTCGATGTGCTCCAGATCGGGCCTCTCATGCGCCCAGGTCAGGAACATCATCGCGACCTCATCCATCGGGATCTCGGTCGTCCAGTTGTCCTCCAGCCATTCCGACAGCGCCTTCACGAGGCGATCCTGCGGGCTGTACTCGCGGTGGAAGGACGGCTCGGTGTAGGTGACGTCCACATGCCGCGGACCCTCGCCTGCTGGCTTGGTCTCCCCAGACATGGTGTGCGAGCGGCCGTAGTGCACTGCCACACCCTTGGGGTTGGGGTTGGAGTAGCCGCATCCGAAGGCGCAGACGAACTCCACGGAGCCGTCGGAGTAGTGGTTCTCCACCACCGCCTGGGACTCGTACCGCTCGCCACCGATCGGCCCGTGCTTCTTGCGGGCCAGCCAGGGACGGGCGGAGAGCAGCTTGGGAGGAACCTTGGACATGATGACATCCGTGGCCTTAGCGAATGCACCGGCACGCAGGATGTCGTCTGCCACGGTGTCATCGCCATTGGTCATGACGTCGTCCAGCGTGCTCAGCTCCTCTGGCGCCTGGGTGCGTAGCCAGCGAGCGAACTGCGCCTCACTGTTCTGCGCGGAGCGGTTGGGTCTGCTCATCTTCGGCGGGACGGTGATGGTCGTCGTTCCGTCTGGTGCCTTGCCCAGCCAGTGACCCTTGGACGTTCGCCTTCCCTCCCATCCGCAGGACTCCATGGTCTTGATGAGTTGTCGTGCATCTGAGTCGAATCCACCGAGGTCAGTGACCACGATGACCACCTCCTTATACGACAAAGCCCCCTGGCGGACACCAGGGGGCAAAGAACGAGCGCCAGAGGCACATCCGACGGGTGCGAAGGACAGACCTCTGGCGCTCGCATACAGTTTACCACATTTTACTGTCTGGTGAAAGAACAAAGGCCGCGGAGAAGATCCACGGCCGTGTGCTCGTCTCAGCCCTTCGGGGACTCGAACCCCACCCGGCGACCGGGGTAGCTCTTGTCGGGCTGTGGGCGGTTGGATGATCAGCAGAGCCAACCTCGACTAACACGTTCACTATAGCGCACCTTCTACTGTGGTGCAAGCCCGCAGGGCAGACCTGTCCCTAATGAGTGCAGAGCAGGATGCCAGCGAACCGCGAGCTGACCTTGTCATGGCACACGGAGCAGAAGGTCTGACCAGCGTGGTCGAAGACCTCATCACCGGGGAAGTAGAGGCGAGTGCAGGAATCGCACTCTCCGATACTTACAGCCTCATTCACACTTTGAGTGTAGCCACTGTTTGGCCGGGGGCAAAGCCCCCGGCCTCTCTAGAGCATCAGCGCTCAAGGCCGCTCCGCGGCCCGTTTGTGCTCTGGTACCGAAGAACAGAGTCCTCCCTATATGCGGGGGGGCAAATCTGCATCCTTCACGAGCTCTGCGCCCATCCTCCGGGATTCCGCTGAGCTGTCACCCCGCTGTAACCACGCCGCTCGGGGATGATGTCGGCACCAGACTGCTAGGTCACGCAGGTCTCGCAGTGCCATTCGCAGTAGTCCACCTGTGACGCTCTGGTGAAGCCCTGGTAGCCCGAGGGGATGGTGGCGCCGCACTTATGGCAGGGGATATCCCTGCCCAGGGTCCGACCAACCCAGGTGTTGGTAGTTCCGCGCTTGTTCCGCCTGCGCTGATGGCTCACGTTGCCTCCTGTTGCCAGGAGTGGCTGCCATCGCGTAGATTCTGTCCTACGCGAGTGCTGAGATCACTCGCTGGTACGTCTGCCCCATCTGATTCGTTCAGGTGGGGCAGTTGCCATTTCTACACCCTGTCCCCCAAGCCGTGTCAACAGCACGGCCCGCCACCCGAGGCAGGGCAGCGGGCCGTGGACCCGGCTAGGACAGGCTGTTGAGCTCGTCCACCTGCGCGGTGATGGCGACAGCAGCAGCAGCATTGGCTGCGGCCTGACCAGCAAGGGCCTCCTGAGCCGCCTGAAGGGCAGCCGTCAGGTCGGCGACCTGAGCAGCGAATGCCGCATCGTCAGCCATGTCGTTGGACTCAGCGACTGCCAGGGCAGCAGCGGCCGCATCAGCGGCAGCCTGAGCATTGACGGCCACGGTGGTGACATCGCTAAGGATGATGCCGATCCGGTCGACAGCGGCCTCAAGGGCAGCGGTGACCTCTTCGAGAGTTGCCATGTGCAGTTCCAATCTGTCCAGTCGATCGGTGATGTGGTGCAGGGCGTGGGCAAGCAGGTCGATCTTGTGCTCCAGTGAATCGAGGTCGTCGTTGTGTCTCAACGGCGCTCCTTCCTACGCGCGGGAGATCCCGCATCTTCAGCGTACGGCCTCGGACGGGACACCACGGTGAACGCGGTGCTAACGTCGAGTCTCCGCTCTCCTGGCGGTGTTGGGGTACAGGCCGGGTGGGGTCGAAGGAATCCAACCTTTCGCCTCAAGGACTCCCAGGACCCGAGTCACAGCGGGTAGGAGTACCTGCCCCACCCGGTTTCCAAACCGCTGGACAACAGGGTTTAGGTGGGTGTAGGAATGTGTCATGCCCGAACGACCTAACTCCGAGTCCCGTCTGATCTCCGCACTGATCAACGTCCACGATGTGGAGGCGGCGCTGATCTACGGAGTGGTCCCGGAGATGTTCCAGACCTACCAGTCCGAGTACCGATGGCTGGCCTCGTTCCCCGTGCGGTACGACAACCAGCCGTCCGTGGAGTCGCTGAGGGACAAGTTCCCCGAGTTCCCCTACTCGGAGACCTACGTGGACGTCGGCTTCATCTGCGACGAGGTCAAGGACAAGCACACCCACCGCACGATGGTGACCGCCTTGCAGGCAGCAGGAGAGGCGCTGCGCAACGGGGACACCGACGAGGCCTACGCGTTCTTCTCGTCCATCCAGCATCCCGAGGCGCATGCGACGTACCGGATGGAGAACGCGCTGCACGACACGAGCTTCCTGGACTCCTACGACGAGGTCGACACCATCGAGATGCCCTGGGCCACCCTTCAGAAGACGACGGGTGGCCCTGCTGCTGGGGACTTCTGGGTGGTGGCGGCACGGTTGAAGCAGGGCAAGAGCTGGACGCTGGCGAGCATGCTGGTGCACGCGCTGATGTCAGGCAGGCGGTGCACGCTGTTCTCCCTGGAGATGCCCAAGAGGCAGGTGATGACCCGTATCCACGTCCAGCTCGCCTACGAGCTCGGCATCAAGGACGTTCGGCACTCGGACCTGCACGGTCGGGGCTACGACCCCATCGCCTACCGCAAGCTCATGGGAGCGATCAAGGAGCAGATCAGCGGCGAGCTCTTCGTCGTGGACACCTCCAGGGGAGGCATCTCCACCGCCACCGTCGCCTCCCACACCAAGGACACCGAGTTCGCCGTGGTGGACCACATGGGCCTGCTGATGAGCCCATTCGGGAAGAGGGCGGTGGAGGACTGGCGGATGATGGCCGCGATCTCCAACATCACCAAGGAGATCGCGCAGGTCAACGCCGTGCCCATCGTTGCCGCGGCCCAGATCAACCGCGAGGGCGACACCAGGGGCTGGAAGCCCCCTCGCACCAGGAACCTCGCCCAGTCCGACGCGCTGGGGCAGGACGCCGATGTCGTCATCACGATGAAGCGCCGCTCCAAGTCCGTGGCCACCTACCTCATCGACGCCAACCGCTCCGGGGAGTCCGGCGTGCTCTTCTCCACGATGTTCCTGCCCAATGAGGGCCGCTTCGAGGAGATCAAGTTCGAGAAGGCCAGGGAGATAGCCGAGAACGACGTGCAGATGGAGGACGACTGATGATCGTGACACTGGACCAGGCGCTGGCTCGCGGACACGGGCAGTGGAGGTCGTTCACCTGCCCCTCGCACGACGACGTCAACCCATCCGCCCGCGTGAACGTCACCACCGGCCGCTGGATGTGCTTCGTCTGCGGGGCCAAGGGCGACACCAGGGGCTACGTCGTGGACGTGGACCAGTTGCTGGAGCAGGCGATGGAGATGCTGGGGTCCCTGGAGACCATGGTCAAGCCCGAGTCGTGGCTGGACCAGTTCGACTCCGGCCCGGTGCACCCCTACTGGCTCTCCCGGTTCGGCGAGCAGGCCTGCCGGACCTACCGGCTGGGCTGGGACGGGTTCAAGGACCAGCCCTGCTACCCCATCCGCGCGATGACCGGCAGTCCCCTGGGGGTGGTGCACCGCAACATCGACGACCCCGGCGGTCCCAAGTACAAGTACCCCAAGGGCGTGCACAAGACCGAGCTGCTGTTCGGGGTCAACGAGCTGGTCCAGTCCGAGGTCCTGGTCCTCGTGGAGGGCGCGATGGACGTCGTGGCTGTCAGGGAGGCAGGACATGATGCGATCGGGTCCTACGGCTCCCTGCTGGACCCCAGGCAGGTCCAGCGGGTCATCGCCCTCCAGCCACGGGTCGTGTGGCTGGGGTACGACATGGACCGGGCAGGTCACATCGGCGCAGGCAAGGCGGAGTACGAGCTGAACCTCGCCGGGGTCCTGACCAAGCGGCTGTTCTGGTCGGACCGGTTCAAGGACCTGGGCGAGATGGACCTTCCGACACGTTCAGATACTTTGGCAAAGACACTTGCACACACATCTACTCAGAGGTAAGGTCACAGACATGGCAATCGCAGAGGATCTGGTGCTGGAGTACCAGGTGGCCAAGGCCGCATGGGAGATCGCCAAGGAGAGGTTCGACAAGGTCGAGAACGAGCTGTGCCAGGAGATGCTGGTCAGCAAGACCAAGTCGGACCTCGTTTGCGTTCGGGGCGAGGACTGGAAGGTCACCGTCGTGCAGGGCGAGACCGTGCGGATCGACGAGGACGGCCTGAGGAAGTTCATCGGCGCCCGTCAGTTCAACAAGGTCTGCATCAAGAAGGTCGACCGCAAGGCGCTGGAGAAGGCGATCGTCAATCCGTCGTTCCCGCTGACCCCCGAGGAGCTGAGCGCCTTCGTGTCCATCACGGTGAACAAGGCCTACGTGCGGATCACCAAGGACACCGGGGAGCCCGAATGAGCATCCATCCGCCCGAGGTGATGGACCGCACCGTCACCATCGACCCGGCCACCCGCTTCGTCCGCTCGCTGCCGGGCGACTACTTCCTCCTGCGCGAGGCAGCCGCCTCCTGCGGGGTGAGCGACTACGTCCTGCGCAAGTTCATCGCGGATGACGTCCCCGGCTGCCAGCCGAGCAAGTACACGATGTTCGGCAAGGTGAAGATCTACCTCTACACCCGCGACGACATCAAGAGCATCCAGAAGTACATGAAGTCCAAGACCGTGGTGTTCGAGCACGACGGTCAGGCCAAGAGGATCGGCCGTCCCCCGCGCTACACGCAGTCCGAGCGCGACTGGCGCTCGCGCATGTACTCCAAGTCCTGGTACTGGAAGAACAGGGTCAAGCTGCTCACCGAGCGGGGCGACGAAGCAGGGGCAACAGCAGCGCAGAAGCGCGTGGATGAACTCGTCAAGGAGTTGAGGAAGAAGTGACGCGTATCGAGATCGGCATCACCCACGAGGTCTCCATCAAGGGGGACAAGTCCTGGGTACGCCTGTGCATCTCCGATGACTACGAGATCGACGGGGGCAAGAACTTGGACCGGGCTGTGTCAGACCTGTCCGAGATGGTGAACGAGCAGTTGATCAGGGTGATCGAGCACACAGTGGAAACAGTCGGCAACTACCAGTAGAGAGCAGAGAGCAATGCGCTTTGGAACCAAGAAGTCAGAGGCACCAGAGGAGTTCGACAACGACGGTCTGTACCTGCGCAACTTCAAGGACGGCGAGCAGAAGGTTCGCTTCCTCCAGGAGTGCGACGACTGGATCGAGTTCCGCGAGCACTACACCCAGGACCGGCGCTCCTTCCCGTGCACGCGGGACAAGGACACCTGCCCCGGCTGCACCAGCGACGACGAGGACGTGGTGCGGTCCAGCCGCAAGTACGCCACCAACGTCCATGTGGTGAAGGGCAACTACGTCGCCCCGTACCGCATCCCGATCTCCCTCGCCAAGCGCATGTTCGCCCGCGCCGAGCGCAACGAGGGCACGATCACCAACCGCGACTACATCGTCATGCGGTCGGGCAAGGGCCTGGAGACCGACTACGACGTCGAGGCTGACGACAAGTACGAGGTCAACATCAAGACCTTGCTGAAGGACGGCAAGGACATCGAGGAGATCCTGGAGAGGTCGTTCGAGGAGAACGCCCCCGGCCAGCCCACCAAGGCCACGCGCTTCGAGAAGGAGGGCGACGAGGTCGTCCCCCGCTCGGCTCGCAAGCCGAAGGAGGAGCCCGAGGAGTTCCCTTCTGAGTCCGTGGACGTGGACGTCGAGCGCGACGCGGACGGCGATCTGATTCTCGACGAGGATGCGCTGATCGACATGACCATCCCCGAGTTGAAGGGTGTCGCGGCCAAGGCCAAGGTCGACATCCCCGCGGGGGCGAAGAAGTCGGTCATCATCAGGCTCCTGCTTGACGAGGTAGGAACCGCCTAGCAGGAACAGCACTGCGCAGACCACCGGGTGACGGGACATTGTGAACCCCTGCGGTGGGCGGCTGGGCAGCCCGTTCGAGTCGGGCCAGTGCACGGAGGTACGACATGAACATTCCTGATGACCCACGCAAGAGGCATCGCAAGAACGACCACCGCTCGTCCACTGAAGGCGCGTACGACGTCGCCTTCCGCGCTGGTACGCAGAAGGCCAAGCTGCTCATCTCCTACTTCGACCACGGTCACCTGACCGCAGACGAGGCCGCAAAGGAGGCGGGCGTGTCCATGCGCTCGTGCTACTGGAAGCGCTGCTCGGAGTTGCGCGACCTGGGCTTCATCGAGCCGGTCATGGACGGCGACTACCCCTTGAACCGCCCCGGTGACAGCGGCTCCTTGCAGATGGTCTGCAAGATCACCTGAGACGGCTCCCACTTCGTCGTGGACAGCCTGCTGTGAAGATCAAGCGATCCAGCAGCATCTGGAACCTGCACGCGCACTCGCGCTTCTCCGCTGGCGATGCGCTGCCCGATGTCAAGGACATGGTCACGACCGTCGTGGGGTTCGGTCAGCCAGCCCTGGGCCTGACCGACCACGGCAACATGGCCGGTGCCATCCAGCTCTACCAGCACTGCGCGAGTGCGGGCATCAAGCCCTTCCCCGGCAGCGAGCTGTACGTCGTGCACGACCGCGCTGACAAGAAGGCCAAGCGGCACCACATGTGCGTGGTGGCCTACACGACCGAGGGCTACAAGAACCTCGTCCAGTTGAGCAGCATGAGCCACCGCAACTTCTACAACAAGCCCATCGTCGATCACGCCGACCTTGCCAGCCTGTCCGAGGCTGGGCTGCTCACGGGCATCGCTGCCACATCGGGCTGCTACTTCGGCTTCATCGCGCAGGCCGTCGTCAGGGACGACGTCCATGCCGCTCGGCAGTTGATGATGTCCTACGACAAGTGGTTCGATCGCTTCTACGTGGAGTTGCAGAACCACAACATCGACCACGGGGACGGCTGGAATGACGACAAACTGGCCGATCAGATCTGGGGCCTCGCTCAGGAGATAGGAATACCCGCAGTACTCACCCAGGACTCGCACTACTGCGAGCACGACGATCAGGAGATCCATGATGCACTCAAGCGACTTGTATCGTTCGGACCCGACCCCGACGATGCCACGTTTCCAGGAGACGGCTTCGGACTTGCCGACGCCCTCTGGTTCCGCGACCGCCACGACGACGCCCGCTACGCCTACGGCGCCGAGGGACTTGCTGACCTCCTTGCGGCACATGCCCTGGTCATTCCACAACTAGACACCTACCACTACAACATCCCGTTCACCGTCGACGACCCCGATGCCCAGTTGCGCAGGGAGTGCTACCGGCATCTGGACGACATGGGGTTCACCAAGAAGATGCACGACGAGCGCAAGGTCCGGCTGGACAGCGAGCTGGAGGTCATCAAGGACACCGGCATGGCCGGGTACATCCTGCTGGTGGCCGAGACCACCGACTGGTGCCGGATCAACAAGGTGTTCTACCAGGCGCGCGGGTCGGCGTCGGGGTCGATGGTCTGCTGGCTGAAGCGGATCACCCAGTTCGACCCGCTGAAGTGGGGCCTGTCCTTCGAGCGCTTCATCAGCCGCGACCGCACCAAGCCGCCGGACATCGACCTCGACGTCGAGAACACCCGGCGCAAGGAGCTCATCGAGTACCTGCGCGGCAGGTTCTCCGTCACCCAGATCGGCACATGGCAGGAGATGAGCCTTCATGGAGAGGACGAGGACGACGACGGGGCAAAGGGCAGCCTTCGCGTCAAGTACTACTCTGCTCAGTCTCGGGCTGGCAGCCCTGTTCATTCTTGGGCTGAGGTCCCTGAGGAGGACAAGGCCTACCTGCACGCCCTTGCCGACATCGCGCCGTTTAGCTCGTATGGGACTCATGCGGCGGGTCTCGTCATCACCACCACCGAGACAGAGCTCTCCCATCTCGTCCCGCTGATGAAGGTGGCGTCCTCGGACACCACGGTCACCCAGTTCGAGATGAAGGACGTGGAGGCCCTCGGGCTGGTCAAGCTGGACGTGCTGGGGCTGAAGACTCTGAGTGTGCTGCACGCCTGCATGGACAACCTCGGGCGCGACATCCACTCGGGACTGGACTGGATCCCGCTGTCGGACCCCAAGACGTACGCGGCCATCAGCCGCGGCGACACCGCCGGGGTCTTCCAGCTGGAGGGCTACACGGCGGCCAAGGGCTGCCGTCGGCTCAAGCCCACCAAGATCGGCGACGTCATCGCTGCCATGGCGCTGTTCCGCCCGGCCACCATGAACTCCGGTGCCACGGACGACTACATCGCCCGACGCAAGGGCGACCGGGACACTCCCAGGCGGCACCCCATCATCGAGCGGCACACGGCCAAGACCTACGGGATCATGCTCTTCCAGGAGCAGGTCATCTCCATCCTGCGTGACCTCGGGATGAACGCCGACGACCTGACGGACTTCCTCAAGGCGGTCAAGGCCTCCAACGCCTCCATCGGGGACGCGGGCAAGGTGATCGAGGGCTACCGGGCGATGGTGCGGGACATGGCCATCGACGAGGGCTTCACCAGCAAGGACTGGGACTGGCTGTGGGAGGCCATCGAGGGCTTCGCCGCCTACGGGTTCAACCAGGCCCACAGCACCGCCTACGGGCTGACGGCCTACCGCTGCGCGTACTTGGCGACCCATCACCCGGTGGAGTTCTTCGCCGCGCTGCTGCGTGTCGCCGAAGGCAGTACCAAGCGCAAGGGGGAGCGGGAGACCAAGGAGCAGATCTACCTGCGCAACGCCCGCGAGAGGGGCATCAGCATGCGCCGCGCGGACATCAACATCTCCATGGCCTCCTACACCGTGGACGCCCGCATCAACGGCATCCGCAAGGGTCTGGCGTCCATCAAGGGCATCGGTCCCAAGACGGCCGACACGATCATCGCCTCCCGCCCCGCCGAGGGCTTCGAGAACCTCGGTCAGATGTGCCGCCTGACCAAGGTCAGCGGGTCCGGTCCCTACCTCGCGGACGGCGACCTCCAGGTCGGCACCCTCGGCAAGCTGCACGAGGCCGGTGCGCTGGACGACCTGCTGGAGTCCTCATGAAGGAGTGGATCACCTTCCATATAAGCCCTGAACCGCCCGAGGACGCTGAGATCGGCGATGCGTGGATTCCCCTCTATGAGGAGCTCCACGTCTACCGGTGGAGCGGGACCAGGTGGGAATCGTGAAGAACATCGAGCTCGTCCGCCAGCGCGCCAACGGGTGCTGCGAGGCGATGGTGTGGGTGGAGTCGGCTGATCGCTGGACGCGGTGCGGCCTGGGGCCCGTCGAGGTCCACCACGCACTGACCAAGGCGCGCGGGGGAACGATCCTGGACTCGGTCGGGGAGACCCACCACCTCATCGCGCTGTGCCACAAGTGCCACGCCATGGCCGACGGCGGGGACGCCTACATGGGCGGGGTGCTCATGGACGGCTACGTCATCACCGAGAACGACCGGCTCGTCTACTACGGGACCGATGAGTACCTGACCGACAAGTACCCGAAGGAGGGCAAGTGAGCAAGGCTGGCTACGTCTACCGCCGAGAGCTTCCCGGTGGACGAATGGGCAAGTGGCACGCCGTCATCGACGTCCCCAGGGGCGCCGATGGCAAGCGCCGCCAGAAGACCAAGTCGTTCGACACTGAGAGCGAAGCGCATGCGTGGATGGCGGATATGAACGATCCTTCTTCCGCAGCGTTCTGGCCATATGCGCAGGCCAACGTAGGCGAAGACCTTCGATACACCGCCAAGAACATCGACAAGTTCTTCGACAACTTGTGGGTTAGCGATACAGGATGCTGGCTGTGGACAGGAAGCCTGTCCACTTACGGCTACGCGCAGTTCTATATCGGTGACGGCCAGAAGGTTCAGGCGCATCGGTGGTCGTACGAGTACTGGACGGGCGAAGAGATTCCCCCAGGTATGACCATCGACCACATCTGCCATCAGCCTGACTCCTGCTCCGGGGGCAAGAAGTGCCTTCATCGAAGCTGCCAGAATCCCGATCATCTTCGTGTTGAAACGCCTTTGGAGAACGCGTTGCGTCGATCTCCGAACAGAGGGTGGGCGCCGGATAAGAGGCGCACTCACTGCAAGCGCGGACACGAGTTCACCGAGGAGAACACCTACTGGTTCGGCAAGAACAAGAGCCATCGAACGTGCCAGATATGCAGGACAGTTAGAAACGGAGAAGCTTCATGATCACCGTCTACACCGCCTTGACCATCACCCCAACGGTCGACACCAAGCGGGTCGTCGTGGAGATGGACAACAGTGACGCCTTCGCCCTGGCGACCATCCTGATCAACCTCGAACCGGCGGACACGCCTCCAGCGTGGGACGGCTATATCTCCGAGATCGCCAAGCAGCTCATCGAGCGGGGGAACGCATGTCGCTGAAGGGCATGATCAAGGCGGTCAAGGGCGACCTGCCCATCACCGTGATCCACGAGACGTGGCTGACGGCCAATCCCGACCCGTCCTACTCCCCGAGGGCGCTGGACTTCGCTGCCAGGCAGTTGGCGGGCAAGTCCGGCTCCCAGCGGCTGCGCAAGAGGATGTTCCGCGCCTCCAACGCCAGTACCTGCACGCGCCGCCAGGTGCTGGCCTTCATCTCCCTGCCGATGAAGCGGGAGATCACCTCCACGCTGGGCAACATCTTCGCCACCGGCAACTTCCTGCACCTGAAGTGGCAGATGCA